ATTGTAGATATTACAACGCTGGCTCCTCAGAGGAGTTTGGGGATGTTTTATACTCTCCTCAATCAGAACTTCACCCTATACGCCCAAGAAGTCCTTATGGCGTTTCTAAGGCTAGTGCGAGACATATGGTAAAAGTTTGGAGGGACTCTTATGATCTTTACGCTATCCAAGGTTGGCTATTCAATCACGAAGGGACTCGCCGTGGAGAAGAGTTTGTGACTCGTAAAATAACCAAAAACGTAGCCAGAATTAAGAATGAATATCATCTGGATAACTTTAAGCCTCTTGAATTGGGTAATGTAGACTCTAAAAGAGATTGGAGCGATGCGGAAGATTTTGTTGATGGTGTTTGGTTGATGCTTAATCAAGAAGAGCCTAGAGAGTACGTCCTTTCTTCCAATGAAACCCATACTATTAGAGAATTTGTCGCAGAAGCTTTCAACTTCGCTGGTTTTGCCATAGATAAATGTGAGTGGATTGGTAAAGGGGTTGAAGAGGAATATGTTCATGAGGGCAAAGTTTTATTGCGTATCAATCCAGATTTCTATAGACCCGCAGAAGTAGAAGTTTTATGGGGAGACTCTTCAGACGCTAGGAGAGATCTAGGATGGGAGCCTAAGAGTAGTTTTTTAGATTTGATTAAAAAAATGGTTGACCATGATTTAGCGAATAGCTAGACTTCGGCGTGAGTAAGCCGAAGCCTCTTAACAAAAGGGAGATAATCTTCCGATTAATAGAAGTCCCTGATAAGGGGAGGAGGGTCTTTTTTGCTAGGGAGATGAAAATGCTTAACGACTTATGTAGTCGTTACTCTCAGGAATTTATGTCCATTGTCTCTTTCGGCAAGAAGTTTGATTCTCTAGCTTACTTAGTCAGCGATAAACTAAAAGAGACTCTAGACGAAAAGTTTAGGGCTTTTAATTTTAAAGTTGACTTATCGAAGTATAAGACCTATGATATAGGTGATAAAGTGGGACCAGATGGAGATGTGTCCCGCATCAAGCGAACCATAAAAGATTTTTTAAATGAGTGATAGCATAAACCCAGCAGGAATCCTTAACAACTTTCTTAAGGCGAATAAGAGTGATCATTACAACTTTGAAGAGACTATAGATTATAAAGTATCTAGCGGCTCCCTGCAATTTGACATGCATCTGGGAGGAGGCTTCGGTCCTGGATTACATCGCTTCACAGGAATCAACGAGGGAGGTAAGACATCAGAGTCTCTGGAGCTTATGAAAAATTTCTTGAAGACAATACCTAAAGCTAGAGGTGTTTACATTAAAGCTGAAGGAAGGTTGAGTCCAGAGATGAAAAAGAGGAGTGGAGTTAAATTCGTTGATCAGGACGAATGGAAAGAGGGGACTTGCTTCGTGTATGAGAGTAATATTTATGAATCAGCGATGAGTCTAATTAAGGAGCTTATCACAAATAATGAGGATAAGAATCTCTATTGTTTCATCGTCGATTCCATTGATGGTTTGATCAGGAGAGACGATAACAGTAAGAGTTTTGAGGACGCTAGTAAAGTTGCAGGGGGTGCATTAATCGCATCAGATTTTTGTAAAAAGACTAGTGTAGCTTTAGGTAAGCGTGGTCACATGGCCATCTTTATTAGTCAGGTTAGAGCGGATATCAAAATCGACCCATACTCGAAAAGCCCAATTCGACAAACTACTGCTACAGGTGGTAATGCGCTACTACACTTTGCTAACAACATCCTAGAGTTTGAGCCTAGATTCAAAGGGGATCTCATTTTGCAGAACCCTTCTATCAAGACTCCAGATGTTAAGAAAAACCCCATCATTGGTCATTTTGCTAAAGTAACCATCAAAAAATCTGCCAACGAAAAGACCAATACGACAATACCTTACCCAATTAGGTATGGTCGTACAGGAGGCACATCGATTTGGGTAGAGAAAGAAATTATAGATATGCTCTATGGATGGGAGTTTATCACTAAAGCTGGCGCTTGGTTGAAAGCTACAGATGATTTTATGGAGCTTCTAACTTCTAAAGGTTTTACTTTTCCAGAAAAAATCCAAGGTGAGGCTAAACTGTTCAAGCATATAGAGGAAGACAAGGATCTCAGTGCATTTTTAATCGAGTATTTTAGAGAACAGGTTGCAGCTGTTGAGGCATGAAGTTCTTTGATGTAAATGGCAAAGAGCGCAATCTTAAAAACGCAAAGAAGTATTTAATTGATTGGGAAAAGCCTAGCCGTAGTAAATTCCAAACTACTGTAAAACAATTTCTTTACGACTATTGGAAGAATGATATAGTCTTCGAAGAGTTTAGGGTTGTTGGTAGTAGATTGTCTCTAGATTTCTATAACGCTAATAAAAAAATTGCTGTAGAAGTTCAAGGCGCACAACACACAAAGTTTGTGAAATTCTTCCACAAGAATCGCTTCAAGTATGCAGAGCAGTTAAAGAGAGACATGCAGAAGTTCGATTTCTGCAAAGCTAACGAAATTAAACTAGCAGAGATCTATCCTCAAGACGAGATACAAGCTTCAGTATTCAACGACCAAGATATCTATTTATGAATTTACCAGATGGTAGCGAAAATCCAGAGTTTTGTATCCCCATTGAAATGGTGGAAAAGATTTATGAATTGTCTGGTGGTGCTGATAAATATAAAGGTGTAATCATGGCAGTCTCTTCGGAAAATGGAAAACCTCTGGTTTATTGCAAATTTGATTGCAGTATGACGGAGTTTGCCTTAACAAAGGCTTTAGAGAATCATTTAGAGAGTCCCCCTAAAGAACTAATTGAAGAAGACATATAGAGATGATATACAATTTTGAATTAGAAAAGCAACTGTTAGCAGGTTTACTCAAAGAGCCAGAAAGCTTGGCTGAGATATCTAACTTTATCAGTATCTCAGACTTTTATTCTAAGCAGAGTTCTCTTCATTCTGCTGTCTTCCGTATTATACAACAAGCTATTGACGCTGGAGATGAGATAGATGAGATTATCGTAGCTCAAAGAGTTAATGATTTAGGATTATCCTTTGAAGACAATCTTAAACCTTCTGATTATATTAAGTCTTTGTCGCTCAGGAAAGTCCCAGAGGGGAATATTTTAAAAACAGCAAAAGAATTAAAGAAATACTCTATACGCAGAGAGATACTTGAGTCTTCCCAAGAGATAGCTAAGAAGATGAAGAACATCTCACCAGAATCCTCTTACAGAGAGATTATAGAGCTGGCTGACAATGTATACAATTCTCGCATTAACCTTTATGAGATTGGCAATGATACGCCAGAAAACATATATGAAGAGATGGAGGCTCTTGTAGAGGAAAGGGGCAACAACCCAGTCACAGAATTCGGCATGATGGGTCCGCATGAAAAGATTAATGATATTTATGGCTCTCTATTGAGAGCTGGTAATATAACTGTTATCGTAGCGAGGTCTGGTGTAGGTAAGACGCAGTTTTGCATGGATTATTCCACTAAAGTTAGTTTGAAATATGATGTGCCAGTTCTCCACTTCGACAATGGGGAGATGAGTAAAGAGGAATTAATTATGCGACAGTGCGCGGCTTTGTCTGGAGTTTCGATGCATTTACTTGAGAGTGGTAAATGGAGAAAAGCTGGTCAAGATGTGGTCGATAAAGTTAGGTCTGTATGGCCTAAAATTGATAAGTTAAAGTTTTTTTACTACAACGTCGGGGGTATGGATGTTGACTCTATGGTGAATACATTGAAACGTTTTTATTACTCCAAAGTGGGTAGGGGTAATCAAATGGTCTTTTCTTTTGATTATATTAAAACGACCTCAGAGAGCAATGGTAACAAATCAGAGTGGCAAGTTGTCGGGGAAATGGTCGATAAGTTTAAAAAATGTGTGCAGAAAGAAATTCTACACGATGGTAATCCTATGATTCCCATGATAACATCTGTGCAATCTAATAGATACGGGATCACTAATAATCGAAACTCTCAGAATGTAGTTGATGATGAGTCTATCGTTTCTTTATCGGACCGTATTACTCAGTTCTGTTCTCATATGTTTATTCTTAGAAGTAAGACGGGTGATGAGGTAGAGAGCGAAGGGGAACGATTCGGTACACACAAGCTTATTAATGTTAAAGCTAGACACTTAGGTAGCGATATAGCTGGAGCTGTAGAACCAGTAAGTATTGGAGACACTCTGAGAAAAAATGCTATTAATTTAAATTTTAATAATTTTAATATCACAGAGAGAGGCGATTTAAGAGATATCGCTAGAGTGTTGAATGGAGAAGAGGAATTGCAACAAAATGAACATCAAGAAGAAATCCCAGACTTCGATCAATTCTGAAGACTTCCAAGGAATCTTAGAGTCGATAGGTTACACTTTAATTGATTGTGGTGACCATTGGAGAACTCAAGCTCTATATCGAGATGGAGATAACAAAACTGCGCTTAAGATTTACAAAAATACTGGCGTTTGGATGGACTTTGTCCAAAACAGGGGTAGTAAACCTTTTGAGGCTCTTATAGAACTCACGACTAAAGACAAAAAAGAAACAGAAGCCATCCTAGCTAACTCATATACAGATGAGGTTTCGACATATCAACCTAATGAAAAGATCCAGATGGAAAGAATATATCCAGACTCGTCCTTAGACAAGCTATTCCCTAATTATCACTTTTATCAGGGTAAGAATATATCAGAGGAAACCCAAAAAGCTTTTCAAGTAGGATTGGCGGGGGTTGGCAAAATGTATAGGCGTATGGTTTTCCCCGTTTATAACGAACATAATCAAATTATAGGATTCTCTGGTAGACATGTGGATTCTAATAATGAAAAGTGGAAGCATCTTCCTAAATGGAAACATGTAGGGAAGAGAAACAACTGGGTTTATCCAGCTTTTAACACTGTGACAGGTGTCGATGAAGAGATAGAGTTGAAAAAAGAAGTAATTTTAGTAGAAAGTATAGGTGATGCGCTGGGTCTTTATGAACAAGGAATTAAAAACGTTCTGGTCATTTTTGGCTTGTCCGTTAATAGTAATATTGTCAATTATCTTAGCGGCAGGGCTGTTGTCAATATATGCATTGCTACAAATAACGACTCTGGCAGCAGTGAAAATAGAGGGCTTATTGCAGCGGTAAAAAGTTATTTGAAATTGTCTAGTTATTTTGACTTGGGTAGTTTAAGTGTAAAATTTCCTCCTAAGCCATATAATGATTTTGGTGATGCACATTTGAATGGTTGCGACATTAAGAAAGACTGGTTGGACAAGCCAGTAGATCAAGATGCCCAATTAAAATATGTTTGTAATTTTGTAAAAAATAACCCCTCTAGGTTCACTAAAAAAGAATTTAAAACAGCCTCGTTGCTAAGTAATGACTGAACCTCAAACGCCCTTATCTGCGAGCCGAATTAAAACTGCTCAATCCTGCTCTTGGCTTTATTGGTGTAAGTATAAATTAGGTCTTCCAGAGAAGAGTAATGATGGTGCGAGAAGAGGTTCTATATGTCACTTAGTCTTTGAAGTTCTTGGTGTTCCAAAGAGAAAAAAGTATTTTGATAAAATAATTAAGACTCAAGATGTTTTTTCAGTTCCTTCCATCAAACGTTTAATTTTCAAACATGCTGAGAAAGAGGGTGTAGATGATACTGAGAATATAGAAATGATGAAAGAGATGATCTTTAATGGTCTCTCTTATGATTTCTTCGGAGGTGATCTTTCTGAACCGACTGAAGAGTATTCAGAGAAAGACTTTGATATTATCAAGAACGACGGTGAGATCAGTTACAAAATTAGAGGGTTTATAGATAAGCTCTTTCTTTATAAGGACCAAAAGTTTGCTCTGATTATAGATTTTGAGACTAGTAAAGATGTATTCAAGGGCAAAGACCATACTGATAATTTACAGGACTTAATGTATAGCTTAGCTGTAAGAGATCTGTTCCCAGAATACGCTAATAGAGTTAGTGAGTTTCTTTTCTTAAAGTTCGATTTAGACTTGAAAGCA